TATCGCCCCTCCACTCTCTTACGCCGAGACGCACGCATTTTACGTAACAGCGCCGACGTGTGAGCGTAAAAATCGGTCCACGGCTTACCCTTGTCCAAAATCGTCCAGGGCGTGCTAGCACCGTAAAGCGTTACCCTCTGGTAGTAACTCTGTAGCTCTAACGCGAGGTCCTCGTCGGTCGTAGTCCACCTGCTCATTTTGTACCCCCTGTAATAATCGCCTTTTGCTTACTAATAGACATACGCACAAAGTCAGCATAACCGCCCACCTTAGCCTCTTCCCACAAAGCCATAAGGTCCTCGACCGTTTGCGACTTTTCTAGCCGGTCGTGAAAATCAGCCGGCGTCTCCACCGTTTGTAGTGCCGGCGCTCCACGTTGCACCTTTTCCATTTCCTCACGAGACGCTAACGATCTAGCTGCGTCGTCCTTGTTGCCGGTCCACTTGTTAGAGGCCAGCGCCAGACAACGGCCCACAGCGCTCGTCTCGCAAACCTCAAGCGCACTAGTCGCCTGGGGCCCGTTAGCCGAGTCCACCTCAAACGCGTGCCCAGTGGCTTTAGACAAGCCCTCAGCCTGGTCCTCGCGTGTTAGGTAAAGTGTCGCCTTTACACGCCAAACACCTCTAGCGCGATCGTCGGCGGTCGAATAGTCCAGCGTTTCCAGTCGATAGTCTGGATAAGCGGCCTCGAGCATAGCGAGGCGTTCCGCCACCGTGGCATATTTATTTAGGTCGAACCGTGCCATTTATTTACCCTCTCTAGTTTGTAAAGCGTCCGCCAGCTCGGCCGAGCGCTCCACCATTGCGTCGATAATATCCTCGTCACGGCCAATCACACCGTGTTTAGGTTCGAGCCACGCCGGCACCATAAGCCCGTCGTGCTCTTCACGTAACAGCCACACAAACACACACGAGCTCGCACCCGTAACGTATAGCTGCCATTGCACCTGGCGGACGTACTGTATTGGCACCTTGTCCACCGAGCCCCAGTCTTTCCCCGTCGTCTTAATCTCTGCGATCGTGTCGTGGTCCAGACTGAGCCCGTCGGGTGTGGCGATAGCGTCCGCAAACTCGTCGTGTCGTATCAGCCAGTCGTTAGGCATAACGCCAGTAGCGTTTTTGGTCCATAAAGCCAGCCACGGCTCACTATCGAGACCAAACTGCATATAAGCATTAACGGTAATTGGCGTCTCATTGTCCCAGTTCTCGACAACCTCACGAAACCCCGACGGCGTCATAGCTTTAGCCATAGTTGTAGCCGACATACCCAAACGTCGAGCGTCTAGCCACGCCTGCTCGTCAAACGACTTAGCCGCTATAAACCGGTCTGCGCTAATCATCAATTACCGTGCATAATCGAATTAGCGCGAGCATAAACAGCCTCGTAAATATCCAGCTCTTTAGCACGGGCAATAATGTCAGCGCGGCGTAGATTTGCCGGATATTGGACCGCGTTAGTTGGTGCGTAAGTGTCTAGCCAAACCTCGACCAGCTCGGTAGCCAAGTCCTCAACGTCAGACATTAGACAACCCCCACACAATCGAATAACGGCCACTAGCCAGTTTCACACGCCGGCCCGTGTCAATCACAAGCCCACGATCTACCAGCTCAGCCCTACGCGACCGTATACCCGACTCCGACGCTCGAGGTGCCGTCTTATACGCGCTATAAGCGTTAATAAGCTCCACGTCATTACGTGGCCTCTTCAGACACCGCAGAATAAACGCCTGCGTCTGAGTAACATTGTCGACCGAGTCCGCTGCCAAGTGCGACGTAATCGGGTCCGTGCGACGAGCTCTAACCGTCCTCGCCATTGTCCTCACCACCCTCGGACTCTTTGACAACCGTTACAGCGTCCAAAGCGTCGCGTAGTTTCTTCGACTCTGCCAGCGACAACAACAACGTACCGCCGTCCATATCCCACCCGTTAGGGTTACTCACAAACAACGTACTACCGAATTGTTCTACGTGCATTTCTTTTTAACCTCTTTCTCTCTAGTTCGCTTGCGCCACCCCACACACCAAAAGACTCTTCAGCTTGTAAAGCGTAGGCAAGACACTCCAACATTACGGGGCACGTGCGACACAGTTTTTTAGCTTGCTCACTACCTGCCCTCTTATCGGGAAAGAATAGGTCGGGCCATTGTTGGCACGGCACCACTCCCCCCTGGTCCTCAATCGCCTTAAGCAACTCGTCGTAACCTGGCTGGCTGTAAAAGCTCACTGGTCGCGCACCGCGATAATAACGCCGGCGGCCATTACCAGGAAACCGAGTAACGTGAGCCCGTTTACCGGCACGTTATACGGGTCGACAATCCCAGGCGTGAGCGCCATAGCGCCACCAATAACTACAAGTAGGTACGCCACTAGTTCTCTCCCTCGATAAGCTCAATCGCTCTATAAATACCTGCGGTCTCGCCGACCGCCGGAAACACCGTGTCGCCGTCAGAATCCGTCAAACCGTCCTCGCTCACAAACGCACGCAACATAAACCGTATGTGGTCACGCTCTAGTTTGCGCCCCAGCTCAACGTCATACTGTCGAGCCTGCTCAGCGAACTCGCGGATTTTGTCCATACGTTCAGACATTAGATAAGCCTCGCGATCCACAAAAGCAAACCAATAGCCATAGTCGCAAACCCTATTACAGCGCCCATAATGAGCCGGTAGTCGGACTTGCTCAGTGTTATCGTCTGCGACGCCTTTACCGTGTCGGCGGCCTGGCGTCGAGTCTGCAACTGTAAAGCCACGTGCTCGCTAGCCGGCTTAGGCGATTTCATAACAGCCTCGCTAACCTTTGTGGCGACGTCCTGCGCCTCCCACGCGTGTATGGCACTCCACACTCGCTCGTCGCGCAATAAAAGCCACTTGTGCAAGTATGGCGGCAAGTATTGACCGCTCGCCTTATACCAAACGGTTATACGGTCTACGTCGTCCTGTTGGCTTATGCCTAGTTGGTTGTAGTACCCCATTGTCTTTACACCGCCTCTCTCGTAATGGTGTAGCTCTCGACCGTCTTGTTATCTACAAGCCATTTCCAAAAGCTCTCTACCGACTCTAAGCTCGGTCCTGTTATCGAGTACTCGCGTGTCTTGCCTTTGCTCTGAACCTCTACGACCTTGTATGTCATTTCCTTACCTCTCTCTAGGTTGTTGCTTACTGTGCATATCTTGGCACGACGCCCACCATAAAACCAACTCATTTATATAACAGCTAGGTAACAAAAAAAAGACCCCCCAAGCCGTTAAGCCTGGGGGGTCTCTATCCCTAGAGAGAGGGTCTATCTACTGGCAACTATCACACTGTAATAGTTCCATAGGGTCAACGGGCACAGCGTACCCGTCCAAAATTTCACGATCCATTACTCGCCAACCGGTACACGGTCGTACTGCAACACAGACGTTAGCAGCGACATAACCATAGCCAGCGCCGCGACCGACGAAACGTTAAGCCAGTCGACCGAGAAAATACCGGTCGCGCCGACACTAATAGTAGCTAGCGCTGTTTGTGCAAACGTTTTTAGAGCTCTCTCCGTCGCGTACGCGTGAAACCTTTTAATCTTATCCATCTGGGTTACTCTCTTTCCTATATAGTCTTACGTCCTCGTAGGCGGCCGCGCCGGTGTAAACCGATAAGGCCGCGCCCATAAGACCGGCCACCGACAATACTACCGTTTCCAATACTGAGCGGTCGTCGCCACTCGCGACAACCCACACAATAACTACAGCGCCAAACACTAAAGTCGAAAATATGGCGCGACGGCGATATTTCCACGACGGTTTACCGGTCATTTAATTATGTTCACAATCCACGGCATAACCGCAGCGACCAGGCCAAAACCGCCCACCGCCCAGCCCATACGGGTCTCGAGCTTGCGTATACGGTCCTCGTGGTCCTCTATTTTGTGTTCACTACTTGGCAGACTGTTAGCGATTTTCTCAATTAGTCGGCCTTGCCGTTGCACCTCTTCGTAGAGATCGCGCATAGATACCCTAACTCCGACCTCGCGAGTGTTGTCGTCCACTAGGCCACCTCGTTTAGCCACGACTGTAAAGCTTTATATGTGGCCGAGCTCGGTTTGCCGTCAATCTTTCCCGTGTAATGACCTTGCGCGGTGAGGTACGACTGCAAACGCGACCACGTGCCAGGACCGATAACCCCGTCGACCTTTAAGGGTGTTGGCTTACTAGGTGTTGCACTCGTGTCGGGTGTTGCACTCTTAGCAGCGGACTTAGTCATATCAGTTACCGTCTCAGGGTCAAAGTCTGTGCCGAAACGTTGCGCTTTACGAGTCTCCCAGTGTAGGTGGACGCCCGTAGACGCCCCCGTAGTGCCGGTATGACCTAATACCTCACCTAAAGCCACTTTAGCGCCCACAGCGAGCGTAGAGGGCTCTCTAAGGTGGTAATAGACGGTGTACAAGTCTGTAGCGTGTTTTACGATAAGCGTGTAACCGCCACCCGTCCGCTTATTTAGGTCTTTGCCTTTATGCACAACCTCACCGTCGGCCGGCGAATAAACAAAACCGCTATATCCGACGTCGAGACCTCTATGTTTTAGCCTGCGCCCACTAATCGGGTGCCGACGGTCGCCATAACGCCCGTTAGGGTTTACGGTGTGTGGATCGGGCCACGGTTTAAGTAGTTGCACCGTCTACCTCTACCCAGTCGCCCTGCGCCTCGTCCCAAACGTAATAGCCGCCGTCGTTAGGGTGTTCGATAGGTGCGATCCATAAACAAGTCGTCTCGTCCAAAACCCAAGACTCGTAAGGCTTAGGTGGAATAAACGCGTCGAGCGCCTCGTCGTAAGTGTAACCAATACCGGCATAGTTTTTGCGCAGCGCTTTAGACTGGTCTTTACTCGGCTTGCGGTTTGTATAGTGAACACCGCCGTAAGTGTTA